GTTAAATTCACCATGGCTTCCGAATTTGGCATTTTGATTTGTGATAAATTGAAGGAAAATACTTTAGAAAAAACGAATTGTGACGTTATTATTACGGGAGTGGGAAAAGTAGGTGTACACGAAGAGGACGGTGTGTTAGGATATGAGTGGGAGGAGACTAACTATAGGTTAGGATTGTGCGAAATAGAGAATACGATGTCAATCAGTGATTTTGTTTATAAGCAAATAAGATGTGAGGGAGCATACCCCATTTTGCCGCACTATGTTACAGACGTCATTAAATATGGCATGGTAATTCATAGAAATGATCATCAGATCCGAGTTGACAGAGATGAAAAAAGTATTGGAAAAATCCAGATTCAGCCGTATTTTGGCGATATGTATTTCTCCCCCGAGTACTACCCGGCAACTTTTATTAAACGTGAGTCTTTACCAATCTCAGTAGATACGATCAGAGGTTATATTGGAGCTAGAATGCGAGGGATTGAAGCTAGGGCTGGGCGAATTAGGGAGGGTGATGGAAACTTGTTAGAATGCGCGCGCAGATGGGAAAAAGCGGCGTATGAGAGGATTGAGAATGAAAAAGCGTTGCGGTGCGTGGCACATGAAACAGATCCAACGTATCAAATTCTTAAAAAACAAAGATTTGGATTTGTCTATCCGCATTATTATGTTTTGAATACTAATTATAATCCAACAACGGTGACTAGAACTTCGCGGATTAATGATTGGTTGCTAAAAGAAAAGACACAAGGAGTTGTGAAGACCGCTGAGGCGTTTTCCGACAACGCAGAGTTGAAGACTTTAGCGGAACGAATGGAAGAGGAGGAGCTGACTGAGGATATTATTCGAGCAGTGATCAGGTATGGAGCCAAATACGCTACGCGCTCGGGTATGCGAGAGGATACACTGTCACTCCAGGAGTTGGATCGTTATTGCGATTCTCTAACAACTTTTGTTCATAAAAAGAAGAAGGATGAAGGTGATGATGAAACAGCACGTACGATAATTAGAAATCAGTGGATTAAAGGGATGCCTCGAATGGATTTCAAAAAAGAGATGAAAATCACTCGAGGTCCGATTGCGAACTGGTCGTTTTTTATGTCTATAGATGCTTTCAAAAGGAATAATAAGGTTGATATTAATCCGAATCACCAGACGTGGAAGGATCACATTAAAGAAGTGACTGATCAAATGAATCGTGCGCAACAAGGCAACAATAATAAGCCTCTAAAGGTTCAAATCGATGGTGTTAGCATACTCACGAGTGAAAAATATGGTACCGTTGGTCATTGGGTCGATTGGGTTGTTGATTTGATTATGTTGGCGCAGGTGAAAATGTTAATAAAAGAATATAAGTTTAAAAGATTAAATAGCCAAAATTTGATGTCGGGTATGAACAAACTGGTTGGTGCGCTGAGATGTTATGCTTACTGCTTGATTCTTGCTTTATATGACTATTATGGTCAAGATATTGAGGGCTTCAAGAAGGGATCAAATTCGTCTGCGATATTAGAAACGGTTATTCAGATGTTTCCGAATTTTAAACAGGAAATTCAAGCTAATTTCGGAATAAATTTGAATATTAAAGACAAAAAAACAATCGCTATTCGTCGAGCGACGATGCATTCGGACTTCTCATCGAATGAAGAGTACGGATATAAATTTGTATTTGGATGGGCGGCAAGAGGTGAAGAAGTGTTGAGTAATTATGGAGATGTTCTCTCAGATGAGGTTGAAGAATTATTCACGAAACTTAGGAAGAAAGAGCATTGGGATAAGGTTGTGGAAGATCCAGAATCTTATTTCATAGATGAGCTTTATCAAAAGAATCCGGCGGAAGTGTTTTATAGCGCAGGCTATGATACAGATCAAAATGTGGTAATCGATGGGAAAATGACAGAGGGAGTCACGTACTTCTCTAAAAGATTTGTTTCGTATTGGTATCGTGTTGAGAAAATAACAACGAAGCACCTTGAGTTTTTAACTGAAGAGAATCGAAAAGTCGCGCAGTTTGATTTTGAGGATTATAAACCGATGGCTATTGGAGAGATGGGGATTCATGCGTCGACATATAAGTATGAGTCGTTGCTCCTTGGGAAAAATAGAGGGCAAAAAGTGAATGATTCCATCGCTCTGTGTAACTACGATCTTGCACTTACGAATTTCGGGGTTTCGAGGCGTCAGGACTGTTGCTGGATCTCATCGTGTAGTGCCATTGAGCTTTCGATGAGAGCCAACATCATTATCGCTATTTTTAGGAGAATCGAAGACAAGAGATATGAGAATTTCGCGAAAATATTATCCGGACTCACACAGCAGCAAGACCTATATTTCCCTACGTATAAGCATTATTATCTGTTTGTGTTACAAAAGGTATTACGAGATGAGAGGAGGATAGATCTAAATAGAATATGCACCGAGTTGTTTGATACACAGAGGCGAAGAGGTATTCTCCTTTCGTTTACCGCGTTGAGATTTTGGAATGATTCAGAATTTTTGGGTGATGCGTTAATGATGAATTTTCTACATAGGGTGGTTTTCGAGATGGAAAACGTCGATGTGGATTATGGGAAGAAGTGGCATCCGCTACTAGTATCGTCAGAGAAGGGGCTTAGAGTGATCGCGGTTGATGTTTTTAACTCAATGATGGGAGTGTCGACAAGTGGCTGGCTTCCTTATGTTGAACGCATTTGTTCCGAGTCTGATATGCGCAGGCGATTGAATGCAGATGAACTAGAGTTAAAACGGTGGTTCTTTGACTACTATGCGACATTACCGCTCGAAAGGAGAGGAGAGCCTCGGTTGAGCTTTAAGTATGAAGGATTGACCACGTGGATTGGCTCAAATTGTGGAGGGGTGCGGGATTACGTTGTGCAATTGCTTCCTATGCGCAAATCAAAGCCAGGGCTTCTCTGCATCGCTTACGGTGATGACGTCAATGTACAGTGGGTTGAACATGAGTTAAGAGATTTTTTGATGCATGAGGGCTCACTCGGCTTAGTGGTAATTAGCGGAAAGATGTTAGTTAATAAAAGTAAATTAAGGGTAAGGAACTTGAAAATTTACAATCGCGGTACGCTTGATTCTTTATTCTTGATTTCGGGTGGCAACTATACATTTGGAAATAAGTTCCTATTATCGAAGCTGATGGCAAAAGCTGAATAGCGGAGTGACTTCCGCTCATGGTGATTCAACTTACC